TACGAGTTTGAATTTGAGAACTCCAAGTTTTATGGGCTCCCTTATCAAGAGACGGAATCAATCTCTCGTGAGGGAGTAAAGGATTACCTAACGGGAATCTCGAAGTACAAACCTCGTGACTATCAGATTGATGGGGTGTTTGATGCATTACAAAAGAATCGTAGACTGATTATATCACCAACAGGGTCTGGTAAGTCCCTAATGATCTATGCTATTACACGATACCATAAAGAATATGGTAGGTCAACCCTTATTATTGTCCCTACTACCTCTCTGGTAGAACAGATGTATAAGGACTTTATAGATTATGGATGGAATGTCGAAGATATTTGTCATAGAATATATGCTGGAAAGGATTTGTTGAGTCAACACCCAGTTATTATAAGCACATGGCAGTCAATATACAAGTTACCTAAGGACTGGTTCAATAGGTTTGATGTAGTGATTGGGGATGAGGCACATCAGTTTAAGTCTAAATCATTAGTAAGTATAATGACAAAACTTTATGACACAAAATACAGGTATGGTTTCACAGGTACGCTTGATGGTACACAAACTCATAAGTGGGTACTTGAAGGTTTATTCGGACCCTCTTATAAAATCGTCAATACTAAGGAGTTACAGGAGAAAGGTTATCTAGCAACACTAAACATAAAGGTTCTGTTACTCAAACATGAACCTAAGAAGTTTGATGCTTATCAAGATGAAATAGAATATATTATTTCACATGAAAAAAGAAATAAATTTATAAAAAACCTAGCACTGGACTTGAAAGGTAACACATTGATACTTTTTAGTAGGGTTGCTACCCATGGAGAAGTCCTATTTGAACTAATAAATAGAGACGATAGGAAAGTATTCTTTATTCACGGTGGTGTGGATGCTGAAGAAAGAGAAACTGTCAGAGGTATAGCGGAGATTGAAAACAACGCTATTATAATTGCTTCCTTTGGAACATTTTCCACTGGTGTCAATATAAAGAACCTTCACAATGTCGTATTCTCTTCTCCATCTAAGTCTAGAATAAGGACACTGCAATCTATCGGCAGAGTATTACGTAAGAGTAATACCAAGTTGAATGCTACATTATATGATATAGCAGACGATACCAAGAAAGGATCAGTCCAGAACTATACTTTGAATCACTTAATTGAGAGAATCAAATACTACAACGAGGAAAAATTCAACTATGACATCATCCAAATCAAAATTTGAAGAACCGTATGAAGACTTTCTTGCGGCTATCAAACTTGTAAGTGGTGAAGAGATACTGTCAAAGGTTGTTGTCTGTAGTGACGATGACGATAGAATTATTCTAGAGAATCCAGTTGTATGTCAAGAAGTTCGCACCCCTGGTGCGAATATCCCGTTGGGATATAAATTTGAACCTTGGATGAAATTGACTGATGAAGAGGTTTTTATAGTTGACATGAATAGAATTATTACGATGTCTGAGATAAAAGATAAGGAAGTAAATAAAACATATTCTACAATCATCCAGCAAGGGTTCACTCGCTCACACCCTGAGATTACTAAAGAAATGGGTTATGTAAACTCTGTAGATGATGCAAGAAAGTCTTTTGAAGACTTGTACAAGAAGGATTCTAAGGACTCTAAGGATACAAAAGAAACTTAATACTTGTCCCTTGAACCCCTACAGGGTAATTGTAACCCTATTGCACGGACTTGTCAAGCTGTGCTATAATTTGTATAGATTCATACACAGGTAATGCCCAGAAAAAGATCAGAGCACTACGTCAATAATAAGGAATTCCTTGCTGCTATCATTGATTACAAGGATGAGATAATTATTGCAGAGAAAAGAGGATTACCTAAACCAGTTATCCCCAGATACATTGGAGAATGTTTTCTAAAGATAGCAACACACTTATCATTCAAACCAAACTTTGTAAACTACATGTTCAAAGATGATATGGTTTGTGATGGTATAGAGAACTGTGTCCAGTATATTTCTAACTTCAATCCTGATAAGTCTAGAAATCCTTTTGCATATTTTACACAGATAATACACTATGCATTCCTAAGAAGAATACAGAAAGAGAAACGTCAGTTAGATATAAAACAAAAGATAATAGAAAAGTCTGGATATGACGAAGTCTTCGTCGCAGACGAAGCGGATAAGTCTTCTGAGTATAACTCTATCAAAGATGCTGTACAATATAGAACCAACAGATGAAACTAACACAAGAAATTATCGACCAGATTCAAGAAGCAATGCTTCACACCAAAAAGAATGGTGATATCAACTGGGAAGATGGTGACGATATAGATGTCAACCTTGCAGGTACTTTTGCAGCAGACAGATTTATTGTTATAGTCAATAGAACAAAGAGCAGCACTACAAAGAGATGAAGGTTGCTATAATAACTGATCAGCATTTTGGTTTCAAGAAAGGTTCTAAATTATGGTTAGATTACTTTCAGAAATTTTATGATGATATATTCTTTCCTACATTAGAGAAGCACGGTATAGATACTATTCTGGATCTAGGAGATACTTTCGATAACAGGAAAGGTGTGGATCTATGCTCTCTCAATTGGGCAAAGGACAATTACTTTGATCCTATTCGAGATAAAGGAATGTCCATGATTAGTATAGTTGGCAATCATACTGCTTTCTATAAGAATACCAATGACATCAACACTATAGATCTGATGCTTAGAGAGTATAAGAATATACGTATCCTTGAAGAGTGTGAAGAGATAACTGTAGGTGGTCTACCAATACTGTTTATACCTTGGATCAACGCAGAAAATAATACAACAACATATAAGATGGTCAAGGATAGTAAGTGTAAAGTTGCTATGGGACATCTAGAACTCAATGGGTTCGTTGCCACACATGGGCATGTAATGGACGTAGGAGCAGACTTTGAGTGTTATGATCACTTTACACATGTATTCTCTGGACACTACCATACAAGGTCAAATAACGGTAGGATATATTACCTAGGGAATCCATATGAAATGTTTTGGAATGATTGTAATGATAAAAGAGGGTTTCATATTTACGACACAGAAACTCTGAGACTAAAGACAATCAATAACCCATATCAGATGTACAAGATTATCAATTACGCTGATACACCCAGACAATTGACTAAGTTTGAGGATTATAGGAACAAGATAGTCAAGGTTGTAGTCAAACAGAAGAGTGATGAGAAAGAGTATGAAAGATTTATGCAATCGTTAGCAAAGGTGCATCCATATGATATTAAGGTGGTAGAAAGATCAGTAAATATGCTTGCACCAGATGAGAACATAGCACAGACAGAAGATACTATGACACTACTCAATACATACGTTGATGATCTAAGCACAGATCTAAATAAATCAAAAATCAAGGACATTTTGAGAGTTACTTATCAAGAGGCATGCGAGATTATCTGATGCATATTATTACACCAAAACATAGCACTGATGAGGGTGCATACGCTGTACATAACGAGTATGGTGAGAAGGTTGTATTCTTTTTTGTAGAGAAAGATGATGCTGAAAGATATGCTATGATGTTAGAAGGTACAGGTGAACCCATAATGAAGGTGATGCATGTTGCTGATCGTGTAGCAATTGCTGCTTGCGAAAAAACAGGAACAAGGTATACTGTAATAGGTAAAGATGATTTCGTAATCCCAGTCAAACCTAAGTGATCCGTTTCAAACAAATTCGTTATAAGAACTTTCTTTCATCAGGAAATCAATTCACATCTATAAAGTTAGATGAGAATAAGGATACCCTGATTGTTGGTGCAAATGGTTCGGGTAAGAGTACGGTTCTAGATGCTCTGACTTTTTCGTTGTTCGGAAAACCGTTCCGAAAAGTAACTAAGGGTCAGTTAGTCAACAGCACAAACGAAAGAGATGCTGTAGTAGAAATACAATTTGATATTGGTGATGTACCTTACAGAGTACTACGAGGCATCAAACCTAATATATTTGAGATTTACAAACATGGGAAAAAATTCAATGAAGACTGTTCTGCCAATGATCAACAAAAGTCTTTGGAAGGACAAATACTCAAACTCAACTACAAATCTTTCACTCAAATTGTTATTCTTGGGAGTGCTTCTTTCGTTCCCTTTATGCAACTTAGTGCTCCACATCGCAGGGAAGTTATAGAAGACTTGCTTGACATCAAAGTTTTTTCTATGATGTCAGATATCTTGAAGACTCAACTCAAGCAGTCAAGGGATAATTTGAGGGTACTGGAACTAAAGAAAGAATCAGTTGCAGACAAAATTATAATGCAAAAGAAATTTATCAAACAAATAGAGGATGAAGGTTATGACAGCATCAGTTCCAAACAACAAAAGATCCAGAATTGTGATACCGAAACGGAAGAATACCAAAGGAGTGTTGAGGATCTCATCTCTAAAGTCAACAATAAGGAGACAGATATCAAACAGTATACTAAATCAAGTAATACTATAAAGAAATTAGAAAAATTAAAATCAAAAATACAGACCAAAGAATCTAACTCTAGTCATGAACTGGATTTTTTTGAAGCACATTCGGTTTGTCCTACATGTACACAGGACATAGAGGAGTCATTTAGAGTAAATAGAGTTGAACACCTCCAAGGAGTTCTTGCCAAACATCAAAGTAGTTTGGATGAAATAACCTCTGCTATAGAAACAGAGGAAGAACGAGAACAACAGTTTCTCAAACTCCAGAAGGAGATTACAACCCTATCAAATGAAGTTTCTCAATTCAATATTAGAATTGCTAACAATAACAGACAACGAGGAAATCTTGAAACAGAAATTCAAAACATTACCGACAGACTTGAGAATAAAAATACTGAAGATGAGAAACTAACTGAATATAAGAACCAACTAAAAGATATATTACTAACACTAGATAAAACTGAAGAGGAGTACGATTACTTGGAGCAGGGTAACGAACTACTCAAGGATGATGGTGTAAAGAAGAGTATTATAAGAAAGTATCTACCTCTAATCAACCAACAGGTCAATGAGTATCTACAGAGGATGGATTTCTATGTCAATTTCTTGTTAGATGAAGACTTCAATGAGACTGTACAGACACCTGTACATGAAAAGTTCTCTTATGCTTCATTCTCTGAGGGTGAAAAGATGAGGATTGACCTTGCACTTCTGTTTACATGGAGAGAGATAGCAAGGATGAAGAACAGTGTTGTCACAAATTTGCTAATCATGGACGAAGTTTTCGACTCATCACTAGATGAATTTGGTACAGAATACTTCCTCAAAATTATACGATATATTATCAAGGATGCCAACGTGTTTATAATCTCACACAAACAAGACATGTACGATAAATTCAATCACTGTCTAGAGTTTACTAAGGACAAGGGGTTTTCTAAACTAAACACTTGACAATGCCCTTGGTGTGGTGTACTATATACTGATACAAAGGACTCGAAAGATCGTACCCCTGCGTAGATAAAAAGACACCCATGTCGGGGTCGTCTAACATCCGCAAGGGATTTTTTTATGCCCATGCGAGATACAATAAAACACATGTCAATTAAATCAACAATCGCTGCAATAGCAGCAACTCCTCTTCTAGTATCTGGTGCAGCTTTTGCTGGTCCATATGTTAATTTAGAAGCAACTGGATCATATCCTGATGGAGCATATACATCTGGTGGTCTTGAAGCAGTAGTTGGATACGAAGGAACAACAGAAGGCGGAATCGGATACTATGTATCTGGTGGTCCTACAGTTACTCATACAGAAACTTCTGATGAGTTCGGTGATGTAGAATTCATTGGATACCTTGGTGGTTCT